ATGTGTAATTCGGACCAGAATAATCCAAATCTCGCAGACAGTATCGGCGCGGGTCGTATGGAAGCAATTCGTAATCAGCCTTGGCGTCAGGGATACGACATAAATACTGCGAACGAAGATGACTCCGTGACGACTAGTAGAATGCCTCCATTTTACCCCTCGGGTGGTCGGCGTAGACAGGCTGTGCAATGACTCCTGAAATAGATGACGCCACGAGTAATTTACTAAAGCAAATTGTCGATCATTTCGACGAGGAAGATAGAGGTGTGCGCGATCGGCAGATCAGGCAGTGGCGTAGACTGAAGCTCCTGTGGGAAAATGTTCAGCACACGTACTACAGTGAGGTTGCACATGACTGGCGTATCCCAGAGTCCGAACGGAGTGGAGAAGATTCTGACCAGGGTTATTACGACAAGCCGGTCAATGTCTTTCGAGCTTACCTTGAGTCTATTATTGCTGCTTTGTCTGTTACAGTTCCTCCTATTACTTGCTATCCTGACGACGCGGACAATCCCCTAGACGTTATTACGGCTAAGGCTGGCGATAAGATTGCAGAATTAGTCTTCAGGCACAATGACGCGCCGTTATTCTGGCTTCATGCGTTATTCGTCTTCTGTACTGAGGGCATGACCGCGTGTTACGCGTATCCGAAAGAGGATGAATCCTACGGAACGTACGAAACTAAGAAATACGACGAGAGTTCTGAACTGCACCAAATGTCTGTCTGTCCGTTTTGTGGAACGGAGATGGCGGATAAAGATATTACGGATACGCAGTCAGACAAGTTTATGCCGGGGGAGGAAGACGTAACGATCAACATGGCGATTGACGAGGGCGTAGAAATGTGCCCTACGTGCGCGCAGCAGGTCATCCCCGACAAGAGGAATCAGTCAGTCACGGTTACTCGGCTCGTAGGAGTCACTAAGCACCCAAAGACTCGTATTTGCATGGAAGTTTATGGGGGTTTGTTCGTTAAAGTACCCGTCTGGGCGCGTACTCAGAAAGAATGTTCGTACCTGATCTACTCGTATGAAACGCACTTCTCGAACGTACTTGAGAAGTACCCTCATCTCAAGGATAAAATTCAACGTGGGGGAGCGACGTATGACTTGTACGAGCAGTGGGGAAGAACCAGCCCCCAATACAGGGGAGAACATCCTGTTAATAACGTTACTGTACGTAATTGTTGGCTTCGTCCTTGCGCTTATAACGTACTTCATGACGAAGGTGAAGTGGAACAGCTGAAAAAGCAGTTTCCTGACGGCGTGAAGGTCTGCATCGTCAATGATCTAGTAGCCCATGCAGAAAATGAAGCCTTGGATGACTGTTGGACTCTTACCTACAATCCTCTGTCTGATTACATTCATTTTGATCCTCTTGGGCTTCTGCTAACGTCAGTTCAAGATATTACGAACGATCTAATTTCTCTCGTCCTTCAGACTGTAGAACACGGGATTCCACAGACTTTTGCAGACCCCAAAGTTCTGAACTTTAATGCCTACCGTAATAGTGAGGTAATTCCAGGTGGAATATACCCTGCTACTCCTAAGTCTGGGAAACCGTTGGGAGAGGGATTCTACGAGGTAAAAACTGCTACTCTTTCAGCGGAGGTGTTACCATTCGCAGAGAAGATCCAACAGACGGGTCAGTTGGTTAGTGGAGCACTTCCGTCATTATTCGGTGGGCAAATGGCGGGTAGTAGAACTGCGTCAGAATACTCCATGTCACGCGCGCAGGCGTTGCAGAGACTCCAGACTACATGGAAGATGTTGACCATGTGGTGGAAGACGATATTCGGAAAAGTCATCCCCATGTACATAAAGGAAATGAAGGATGACGAGAAACAGGTCAAGAAGGACGAGTTTGGAAACTTCGTCAATATCTTCATTCGTAGATCAGAACTTGAGGGGAAGATAGGGAATATCGAACTAGAGGCTAACGAGAATCTCCCAATAACGTGGAATCAGCAGAAAGACTCCATTATGGAGCTATTCAAGATGAATAGTGATCCAATTATGGCTATGCTGATGACACCAGAGAATATTCCTTATTTGAAAAGGGCTATAGGACTGAATGACTTCGTTATTCCAGATGGTGACGACAAACAGAAGGAATACGAAGAAATTCAATTGCTCATCAATAGCGAGCCGATAGAAGAACCTCCAGATCCTATGATGGAACAGGAGGCAGCTATGATGGGAATGCCACCACCTCCTCCAATTAGAACACCGTCAGTTCAGGCGGACTATGACGTAGATAATCATATGGTGGCTGCGGACATTGACAGGAGATGGCTGGTAAGTGATGCGGGACGCCTGTGTAAACTAGAAAATCCAGCGGGATACGAGAACGTGTTACTCCACATGAAGATGCATAAAGATATGGATATGCAGAAGCAGATGGAGATGGCACAACAGCAGATGATGGCCCAAGGCGGAATGATGGCCCCGCCCCAACAAGGTGCTCCAGCGCCTCAAAGTACTGGAGAACCATTAGGAGAAGGACAAAGTGAACCTACTATTCAATAACTTGTATGCTCCAGAAGACGCTGGAAGTGGCTCGGGCGAAGAAACAGAAACTTTCGAGCTATTGAATGCGGAAGAAACGCCAGAAATACTAGAAATAGGTAAGACTGAGGCGGGGGAAAAAGATGAGGAAGAAGGGTCAGCTAAAACCGAAGACGAAGACGACGACGAACTCAAAGAAATCGAAGAAGAACTCGTTACTCCCTCGGAAGAAGACCTACTAGAAATCACTACTCCTGTACGTAGGAAAGAGATTCTAGCAAAGTACCCAAAGCTGTTCAAGGACTTTCCATACCTTGAAAAAGCGTATTACAGAGAACAGCAGTTCACTGAAACATTTCCTACTGTTGCAGACGCTAAGGTTGCCGCTGAAAAGGCGAATATTCTTGATCAAACTGAACGTCAGGTAATGAATGGGGATATCAGCATCGTTCTACACGCGGCGAAGCAGGAGAGTCAAGAGGCTTTCAACAAGATAGCCGACAACTACTTGCCTACACTGCGGAAAGTTGATCAACAGGCTTATTACCACGTACTTGGTGGAGTCATAAAAGATACGATAATCACGATGGTGCGTGAGGGACGCGCTCTTGGGGATCAGGGTGCGCCTCTCCAAGCAGCGGCAAACGTCCTGAATCAATTTGTCTTTGGGTCACAGAATTTTCAGCCACATCAACCGTTGGCACGTCAGGTAGACCCAAGAGAACAGAATCGTGAGCAGGAAATACAGAGTCAGCGTCAGCAGTTAGTCTACACGAAGTTCGAGGGTGTAAAGGACGATTTGCAGACTAAGGCAGATAACGTCCTGAAATCCACGATAGACGGACATATTGATCCCAAAGGGTCTATGTCTGATTACGTGAAGACTCACGCGACGAAAGAGGCATTTGAGAATCTGGAAACGCTTATATCGAAGGACGCGCGTTTTAGGTCGCTGTTGGACAAGCTGTGGGAGAAGGCGTTTCAGTCGGATTTCGACAAGGAAAGCACGGATAGGATAAAGTCCGCATACCTGAGCAAAGCAAAGACGCTGTTGCCTAGCGTAATCAAAAAGGCACGAATTGACGCGATGAAGGGTAGACGGACGGAAGATAGTGAAGATTTGTTGGAAACAAAGGCCGAGAAAAAAGGCCCAATTACACCTGGGAAATCCACTTCCCCCTCTAGTGGAAAATACAAGTCAGGAAAAGAAGTTCCAAAGGGCGTAACTACGTTAGATTACCTGATGAAAGACTGAAAAGAGGGTAGAAACCATGGCAGTTGTAGAGTCCCAGGTAGCGGCTCTAGAACTTGAAAAAGTCATTCCGAAAGTACGCGTACTTTTTGAGCGTGACGACAAGTTCTACGCCAACATCAAGAAGCGTGACGTAGAGAAGATCAGTCACAGGCAGATGCGCGTTCCGCTGGAACTGCGTCCCGGTGGTTCATTCCAGTACTTCAATCCAGACGGTGGCGATCTGGGTAGAGGTGGTGGGCCGACGTTTGACAAGGCAGTTCTGAACTGCGTTTTCTTGTCCGAGAACATTGAGTATACGAAACTTACTCAGTGGGCTACTGATGATGCGCGTAAAGCCATCGTCAACTCTGTGAGAAGGCTGACTGCTACGGCTCTCGACGAGATGCGTAGGCAGTTGGACAGTCAGATGATGCAGACGGGTGACGGCGTGTTGGGCGTTGTGACTACGGATACGCCTGCAGGTGGTGCAAATGTCATCACTCTGACGACGGACGGATTTGGAGCACGTCTTGTCCGTTTTGGACAGACGGTCCAGATCTATGACACGACTCTTGCCACAAAGCGTGGTGAGGGTACGATTACTCTGTGGGACGTGGAAAACAAGACTATTTCCATTACTCCACAGATCGCTGGCGTGTTGACTGGCGATAAGATTGTCACGGCGGGATTGACTTCTCCTGCTAGTCTTCCTGCATTGTTTGGAGTTCCGTATCATCACAGTAATGCGTCTGCAGGAACGTGGCTCGGATTCTCTCGTAGCACAACTCCAGAGATTCGTGCAAACCGCGTCAATGGCGGGAGTGCGGGATTGACACTTCCTCTCCCTCGTCTTGCAATCAACAAGATTGGGAATCGTGTAGGAATGGAGAACAGCTTCAATCCTACCGCGTGGACCCATCCGTGTCAGATGCAGGCGTATGAGGAAATTGGGCAGCTCGTTTCCATTATTCAGAAAACAGCCAAGGAAGAAGGGCTGAATATGTATTTTGGAAACAACATGCAGTCGGCAGGTATGCAGTTGGCAGGTGCAGGAGTCAAGCCGTCGTACAATTGGGACAAGACGCGCATTGACTTCGTGGTAGACGAGGTGTGGGGACGCGGAGAGATTCTCCCCATCGGATTCTACACGACTGACGGACGGAAGATTTTCGAAATCCGCGGTGCGAGTGGTGGCGTTGCGGCTGCTGAGATCTTCTACATGGTGGTAGGCATGCAGACGTTCGTCTCAAACCCTGCAGCCTGCTCCTATATAGATTCTCTTGCCGTGCCAACGGGTTATTAGTGATTTAGGGAGAGTTTGAAAATGATGATTCCAACACCTGAATCTGGAAGTCCTGAGCCTGATAGTGATTGGGGAAAGAAAGTAAAAAGACTTCTAGATGAAAGAACTTCCATTAACTTGGAAACGGGTTGTTGGGAATATTCAGGGACCAATTCCGGTGGATATGGTCAAATCATGATTGATCATGTATTTTACTATGTCCACCGGTTATCGGCCATGATGTATCATGATTACACTCCTGAAATGACTTATCTGCATGTTCTCCATACGTGTAACAATAGATGTTGCTGGAATCCCGCACATATTTATCTTGGAGATAATAACCAAAATATCCAAGATAAAATGGAGGCTGGCAATGCACGTGGTAAGTATTCTGATGTAACTCAATGTATAAATGGTCATGAGTTCACCGAACAGAATACTTATTGGTACACAAAGTCTGATGGTAAGATACGGAGACAATGTAGAGAATGTAAGGCAATTAAGGATAAGGAATACAAGGCAAAGAGGGCTTTGTTGAAATTTGGAAAGGTTGGATAGACATGGCTGCAGAATCTGATTGGCAGCGGTATACACCTTGGGGAGCACCTACGTCAACTATGGCATCGGCTGCAACACTTGCACCCGGACCTGGATTGACAGTACTTACGGGTAACACGGCAATCACTACGATTACGCCGCCTATGACGAGTCCGCACATGATTTGTCTCGTGTTTGCGGGAACTGCGGGTATTACGGCTGGTAACAACATCGCCAACACCAAGGCATCGGTGGCTGCTGAAGCGATGTTGCTTGTGTATAACACGATCACGTCGAAGTATCACGCGGTCGGTTAATCTACGCAAGGGATTTGGGCCTTGCTCCAGAACGTCGTGGACGAAATCAGACGTGACAATTCGGAGAGACGAATAATTCATCTCATGGTGGAGGAGGCGAGATGATTCCAGGAAGTATCTCGAAAGTATCGGAGACTACAGTTGCTAGTGCTGCGTCTATTCGTGCTACAGCAGACGTGGTGAAAGTGACTGGAACTACAGGAATCAATACCATCGTGCCGGGTATTGGGCCGGGTCAGAGTCAATTCTTGATGCTGATTCCTGTGGATGGATCTGTAGTTTTGGGTACATCTGGAAACATCTTGATTGGCATCACTGCTGTTGTCAATCGAGTTGTTTTCATGGTGTACTCCAGAGCTACAGCTAAGTGGTACATCAACTCGGGAGTTTAGGAAATTGGAATCAATCGAAACTCTGAATGCGCGTCTAGTCGATCATTTTGGATTGGACACTTCTAGTGGACAACCCATATTCCGTATCGTGTGGGCTGACGACGAGACAGAGATGAGATTGATTGCTACTTTGGATACGGGTATTCACTTGCTTTACCCAGAAGTACGTGAAGTAAAGAAATACCCGTATCTTCTTCACTTGTACGTGCTTGAGCGTCTAGTCGTAGTTCCAGACGTAAATCAGCGTGAGTTGCCAGCCACGAAATTGTCATACGAGCCTGTTTGGGCTTACAGAGATGCGCACGGCAATCCTCTACCCCCTATTTGGGACGCCACAAAGCTCGTAGTGGATGTGTTATATGCTGCTCTTGGGAAGAAAAGTCTCAGAAAATACACGGACAGTGAAGAAAACACTACGAAAGAGGGTCGTGAGCAGAGAATAGACAAGATTGCAGAGGAACTTTTTGGAGATGAAACTGAAACAGGTGACGCATTAGCTTACGGAGAGGCTATAGTCGTGCCGAGAAACTACGAAAGGGAGTCTTGAGATGCAGGTAGGAGAGTTTCCTGGGTTACAACAGACTAACAGAAGAACTATACGCGCTCCAATTAACCCGTTGGACAAGTCTACAGTCGTTAGTATTCTTCCAAAGACGATTTCAGAGCGTAAAGCCACGATTACGCCAGGATTCTTTGAAATTCCTCCGGGGAGCTTTGAAAATCCGTCCCTTCTAGTCATTGGACCAAGTAGTTGGTGGCGTGAAGTAGACGAGAATCAGCCTTTGTTGGAAATTCCTGTCTCCAGTATTCAAGTTGCGGACTCAATAGTCAGGGATTACGCAAATGGACTACTCGCGTGTAATATGGCAGACCAAATGCCTGGTATTTTCTATATTCCTGGTGAATGGACAGTTGCAAAGCTGAAAGCTGAACATTCTCCACTCTTGCTGAAAGCTCAGGCAGGTCAAAAGAAGTGGTTTCTCGAACTTGTACGTATTGCAGACATTCTGTGGTCGAGAAGTAATGGGAATCCTCTTTCGATTAGTGACGACGCGCGACTCGCGTGTAAGCAGTTGAATATTACACAAAAGCCGTGGCTTGGAGACTTGCAGACTGCAGAACTGGTTCGATGTGTAGCATGTGGAAGCCTGAGAAATCAGTTGTTTCCAATCTGTCAGACGTGTAAGGCAATTGCTGACCCTGTTAGAGCCAAAGAACTCGGAATTACGTTCGCTCAGTAGGAAAAGAGGAAGAAAATGCCACTAGGTCAAGTTACAGTTACCGCAAAGACGGGTCCAGACAGGACGAATACTGCTCTGGTCGTAAGTAATGTGCAAGCAGTGAATTTTGATTTGATGCAGCCATCACTTCAAATTCAGACTCAAACTGGTGTAGGTGACAACATCAAGGAATATGATCTGACTGGTGTTACCACCATTACCGCATCTGTTACGTCTGGCGTGATTGCATTTGTACTTTCATAGGAGGATACAATGACTGAAGTTACAAAACCAGAAGAACAGAAATTGAAGGAGAAGGAAGAAAGAAGGGGAAAGGAGAGAGATGCAGTTAGGAAGCAGGCAGAAGATGCTTCAAAAGCACATGACGAGCTAGGAAAGAAATTTCTGAAGGAAGATGCGGAAGAAGCTGAGAAGAAGGTGAAAGAAGCGAAATGAGTACGATAAGTCAGGTCACAGAGATTCTACAGACGTATGGGGGATTAGAATCCAATATTCCGTGGAATCATCCCTATTGGGAATTGCTGACCTTACATCGAGCGGGTGTAGTAGACGCGCCCGAACGGGTGTATGTCAGGCCAACGGCAGAGACTAAGGCACCTCCTAGTGGAACGCCTGGACAGATTCAGGCTAAACTAGCTCAATTGCGTACTCAGAATAGAGCTACTCTATTAGCTTTTGGTCGTAGAGAGCCAGATATTCCGTATACGAATGATTACTGGTTCACGAAGAATCAGATTTTGGCTTTGGAAAGAGAATTGGCTGCGTTATGAGCACTACGTCATTAACTGCTGGTGAAGTCATGGATAGGGCTGCAGCGTTAATGAATGACCCTGCCAAGACAGACTATACTTACACGGCGCAACTACCATACTTGAATATGGCTATTGATGAATTGGTGGAGTCACTGGAAGAAAGTAATGCCAGTCCAACTAACCAAACGTCAGCAGTCATAACTGTTACAGCGGGGATGAATAAAATCACCCCACTAGAACATGCGGACTTGCCTCACTATCCTGTAGACCTCGTAGAACTCCAAGAAGTAGGAGAAAGACCCTCGGGAAGTAGTGACCCCTTTCTAATGTTGGGTAGGAAAGAGTTTCTACAGGCTTTTCCTGCTAGTCAGTCACTTCTCTTTTGGTGTTGGGAAGACCAGCAAATCAAGTTCAATCCAAACGGCGCGTTGTCTGATCGTGATATCCAATTGAGGTATATCAGACAAGCCATTAGTCAGGCGGCAGATGACGCGTCGGTCATAGGGGCAATTAATGCGCGGTCTTACTTGGCGTATAAGACTGCTAGTCTCTGCGCCATGTACATTGGAGAGAATGAAACAAGGGCGGGGATTTTGGCTACAGAGGCAGAGAGAGCATTGGAGCGATTGACGGGCATTAACAACAAGGGAAAACAGCAGATTATGACGCGTCATCGTCCCTTTAGAGCGGGATGGAAGTCTAGGGGGTATTGATGCCTGGTGTTAGAGATCACGAGCCATTAGTCATTGAACAATTTGAGGGGTGGTGGAAACGTGGAGATCCAGAATCGGCTCCTAGTGACCACTTTACTGTAGCTGACAACGTACAATACTTTCACTCGGGAGTAGAGACTCGTAGTGCAATTGACACGTATCAGAATGAGGCTACGCACTTAGTCTCGATTCTACGGGTCTATAACTATGTGACGCAGACTGGTCAAACTCTGCTAGTCCTGACTACGGGAGGAAAGATTTATCACGTAGTCAGTGCAACGGTGGTGCATGGGCCAATATTAGAAATAGCTACGATGGAAGACTTTGGATTCGTGGCTATTGCTGGATATGCGTACATTACCCCATTCAAGTCCTACGTGAACGCGCAAGGAATCAATTACGAACTTGGATTAGCCAATGAGTTTGTATACGTCTATAAAGGAGATGGTACTCCAGCTAGGAAAGCTGCTGGCAATCCTCCTATTAATAGCGGTAAGCTACCTTTTCTTGCTTATAATGCTAAGAATGATGGGGAAGTTACTAAGGGCCTTCATGTAGTTGCCGTGTCGTTTAACGACGGGATTTTGGGTACAGAAGTCTTTCCGATTGTAGACGCGCCGGGAGACAAGCAGATAGAACTTCACAATATTCCTATCGGTCCTGTGGGGACGGTGAGCCGAACTATCGTGATGACGAAAGTCATTCCGTACGAGGAATGGAAGATTGATCAGACTACGTACACATACTACTTTGTAGAGACTATTCCAGATAATACGACGAAAGACAAGAAAATCAACAAGGCTGATGATAATCTAGTCACTGCATACGTGCCAGGTGGTACAGCTGCTCCTGTGACTGATGGATTACTAGTACAGCAGGTAGAGACTGACCCACCAGGATTCTGTGACTTTGGATTTCATCTTGTGGGAGTTGTATACGAGACTGATACTGGCTATCTTAGTGCTCCGGGACCGGAGAATTTTGGTGGACAGACGTACGTAGATACGCGTAAGTCAATCAAAGTATCGAATATTCCAGTCAGTCCAGACGCGCACGTCAAGAAGCGTCACTTGGTGAGTACGAAGTGGATTCCTGAGTACAATGGAGATCAAAAAGGATATCAGTTCTTCTTCATTCCGAAGGGGACTCTTGAAGATAACACAACTACCTTCAAGATTGTCGATTATTACGATTCTGATCTTTTATCTGATGCTAGTCATCTTACTGACAATTTTAGTCAGATTCCAGCTGGTGTAAATCTCAACACGTACCATAGTAGGATGGTTCTTGTGGGTGATCCTACGTATCCTGAGAAGGATGATGGTACGCCAGACACTACGAAGCCTGATAATCGTTCAGTGGCTAGAGTGTCGTTTCCTGGTGAACCGGAGGCGTTTAGTAAAGTAGACGGACTGCTGATAGCGCCTCTAGATGGCAATCCATTGACTAATTGCCAAGAATTTAGGGACGTGTTATACCTGTTTAAGAAGACTAGAACGTACGCGTATTCGGATAATAGCGATGAACCGGCTACTTGGACTTCTGAGACATTGGATCAAGGAGTTGGTGCTCCTGTTCATGGAATCGCTACAGTTCTGGACTCAGGTGGAGTGAATACTGACTTTCTGTTAGTCGCGGATTGGTCAGGTTTGATGATTTTCAATGGTACATATGCGCGTCCAGAGTTGAGTTGGAAGATTGAAGACTACTGGATGGGTATGACTAGGAATGACTTTCGTTATATCCAACTGGTGAATGATAGCCTATCGAAGAAAATCTGGATGACGCTTCCCCCACCTGTAAGGCATCATATGTTGCATTGTGACTATGCAAATGGATTGGATGCAAAGAATGTTAGATGGGCCAGGTGGATATTTGATGCGAAGATGAGTGCTGCGACGTTAATTGAAACGAATAAGCTAGTACTTGGTGCGTTAGAAGCTGCTTCCCTACCATGACTGATGTACCTTTTCTGACTGCTGCGTGGGCTTTTAGTTACCATTACACTTTGACATGGACTCATAGTGGTAGTGATATTTTCGGTTGGTATATTCAACTTTGGGAAACTGACAATCCGACTCATTTTCTGGTTAGTAACCAGTATTACAACACTGCTCTACGTGAATTTCTTGTGCCGCAGAATATAATGGGAGCAGAAGATTTACAAGATGATACGGACTACACAGCACAAGTAACTGCATTATCATTGTCAGGTCATGTAGCAAGTAGGAAGGCTTATTTTTCAACTGGACATACAGTTTCTCATACATTCTTTGATGGAACAGAGTATACTTGGGCGAAGCATGATTTACCGATAGATGGATCACATCATTTCTTGTGCGAACAGGAAATTAGTCATATTGGTGATTTTACTTTACCCTCAGATTTCTTACCAGCAACAGCTATTCCAACGGCATTAAACACAGCTATACGATATAGAGTTATTGCTCATACAGATGGTGAGGGATGGGATGCTAAACGTCAACCAAGTATTCATCTATTTGGACGACCGGTAGGACATACACCAGATTGGAGTGTTGGCGTTAAATTTTCATCAATTACAGTTAATGGTGGTCATGCGAGTGGAGAATGGAATTCTTTGATTGGACCGCCAGATGGGTGGGTCGGTGATACCTATAACAATGATTTCATAGATGATGAAATTACATGGCGACAGGCTAGTGCTGGTTTAGATCCTGATACGGGAACATATCCTGATCAAACAGCTTGGACACGCGCTAATTTGTTGGCTTATAAGTGGGGATTTGCTTGGTGGGCATCAGTAAATGATGATACGTCAGACTTAATACCTGTATATGGTGTATATTCGAGAACTATCATTAATGAAGGTCGGATTAATAAATTCAAGGTATTCGTAAATTACGTATATCCACCGTGGTATGAGGGTGATCCACCTCCTGATCCACCTCCTGATCCTGAACCAGATCCAGATATACCAAATTTGCCAGGAATATTTGTAGTACCAGGTGTGGGCATTGCGGCTCCACCTACTGGGCCACCGAGACATGATACGTATTATGGACTAGTGACAAAGAAGATACCGAATCCGACGATTAAGACTGCATTGTTTGGAGAGTAAACATGCCGAAGGGTGCAGCATTAAGTGAAGTTAGTTCAGGCGAGAATATCAGTCATTTCGCGGCTATACGCGTGCGTGTGACTGGTTCTGGTAATTTGAAGATGGCTGTCTCGTCATTGGATGATTTGAAGACTAAAACTCTCGTGCCATTTTCCATGATTGCTGCGAACAGGATTATACAGACTAGACTCGTGAATTTCATGGAACAGAGAGCGAGTTTCGAGTTGAAGACGACTGAAATAGATGAACACTTCAGAATCAATCGAATTGTAGTGTTTATGAAGGAAACTTTCACGTCGTATCCGGGGTCGTAAGATGGCATTTCGTCCTCCTAAGAAACAGCCAGAATTTGCGGATCTGAAGGGGATTCTAGCTCAGACTAGAGACACTGAGAATCCTCTGTATCAGACTGTTCAGGTGTTAATTGAGCGATTGACACAGTTTCAGACTGTTACACTCGAAACAGTAGCAGATATCAACAATAGCATCAATAATTCTGAAACTATCCTGAATATTGCAGCAGATAAGACGGCTACATATCACACAAAGAATGACGAAAGGGCTAAATTACCTAATTCCTGGCAATTGTTGGCAGGTGAAGGAATAGAATTCGATGATACGATTCCAAATAAGAGGACAATCAATAGCTTGGGAAATTGCAGGTACTACGATGCGCCGTTGACTGATGGAAACGTACTCGACACGGGATTCATATTCGGATTGGGCGAATGTATTATAGTTCAGGTGCCTAATGCCTAGTAGTCGCTTACAGGACGTAATTCTTCGGGGATTATCTGCAAGTAAACCTCTACCGGGGGACGTACCTCCTGGTACATTGTATTACTCAACTGATACGCTAGTTACAGAACGATGTTCGAATGATGGAACTGCGTGGGAAGATTTTAGTGACGCGGGCTTGGGTAGCGGAGGCGGGGGTACAGGGAGTGGAAACTTTCTGATTAGTGGTGGTGTAGTCACTTGGATTGTTGATTACGACTTTCTTGTCTCTGCGGCTACTTACAGAATTCAGAATATCCTGTATTCTAGTGCAGAACAGACTATTACTCTCGACGCCGCGCATCCTACGAATCCACGCCTAGATTTGATTGGAGTAGACAATACAGGGACAGTATTCAAGGTTACTGGTGTCCCAAACGTCAATCCATCTGAGCCAGATATAGACCCTGGGACGCAGCTAAAGTTAGGAATAGTGCTGGTTCAGGCTGCATCTACTGAACCAACGATAGACACTGAAGTATTGTATGCAGACAATGCAGGAAGTCCTGCGGAGTGGAATTGGAGTACGTCAGGGAGTGGATTTAACGTCAATTCAACCACTAATCCTAAGGCTCCGTCTACGAAGGATATCGAGGCTACGGCAGTTACGAATGGCAGTTATGCACAAGGACAGCATGGAACAACAACTATTATCCCTTATAACTTCAACAATCTTATCTTGTATATCCGATCCAAAGCTACTTGGTCAAGTGGCAGAGGATTGTCAATCACCCTTAGAAATGCAGGAGTTCAAATTGGCAATCCAGTCACTATCAATAGAACTGGTACGTTCGGGTTTGATTCGTCAATCACCGCAGATTATCAGTTAGTTGCAATTCCTGTTACGACTTTTGCTATTCCTTCGGGAAGTACGGTCAATCAGATTCGGATTGCAGCGTTTGGCGCGGGTCATGGATTCTATCTTGATGCGATAGAGTTTCAGGGTGGTAACATTAGTCAGTCTGGTGTAACACAGGATCAGGCTGATGCACGTTATGCGCAAAGAGCCAACAATCTTTCGGATCTTACTTCTATACCTACTGCTCGTACCAATTTGGGTCTTGGTGCTCTTGCTACTCTCTCTACTGTGGGGCCAGCAGAATTAGCTTCGACTGCAGTAACTCCTGGTTCGTATACGAATACTGACCTGACAGTTGATGCTGATGGTAGGATAACTTTAGCTGCTAATGGGAGCGCGGGTGGAAGTGGATTAGATCAATTAACTGGTGATGTAACTGCTGGTCCTGGCTCTGGTAGTCAAGCTGCAACTATTGCAAATGATGCAGTTACATATGCAAAGATGCAGAATGTGTCTGCTGCGTCTAAATTGCTTGGTCGCGGTGACAGCGGCAGTGGAGATACTCAGGAGATTACGTTAGGTACTGGACTATCAATGTCTGGTACTACTCTTAACGGTACATCAGCAACTAGAACTGGAACTATCACCATGATAGTTGATGGTGGTGGTTCTGCTGTGACTACTGGACTGAAGGGATATTTAGAGATTCCTTTTGCTTGTACGATTACTGCATGGACTTTGCTTGCAGATGTTAGCGGTTCGATAGTTGTTGATATTTGGAAGGATACGTATGCTAACTATCCTCCAGTAGTGGGTGATGTGATTACTGCTTCAGCCAAGCCAACCATTACTACAGCATTGAAGAATCAAAGCACCACTTTAACTGGTTGGACGACTTCAATTACGGCTGGTGATATTCTAGCATTCAATGTGAACTCTGTGACTACGATTACGAAGGTCACCATAAGTCTGACAGTACAAGCCTAGTTTCAGTTTCGTTAGGGTGAATTATGGCTCTATTGTTCATGGATGGATTTGATCACTACGGTACTAGTGGTATTATATACACTCTTGGTAAATGGGCAAGTGGCGCAGCTGATGCCATTGCAGCTACATCACCTGTTCGTACCGGATCACATTCACTTCGATTATATGGAAATAATCCAGGTCATGCAATTTCCAAACCATTATCACCAGCTAGTACTGGTTTTGTAGTTGGGTTAGCCTTTAATCCTACTATTGCATTTACTGGAACGAATGATCTCATCCAAATTCGTGAAGGTACAACTGTTCATCTTACTTTATCTGTAAGTGCTGCTGGAGTTTTTCTTGTTAGACGTGGTACTACTACGTTGGCTACTGGTACTACAGCAATTGTTCTTAATTCTTGGACTTATTTAGAATTTAAGGGTATTATTCATGACACGACTGGTTCATATGAAGTGAAGATTGATACTGTAACTGAAGCTGCATTAACTAATGCTGGACCAACAGATACGCGAAATGGAGGAACAACTGGACAATGGGATCGTGTATGTCTTATCAATCCTTATCTTGCTAATACTGTTGCATATGTAGAAGATTTTTATATATGTGACACAAGTGGATCTGCTCCACGTAATGACTTTCTTGGCGCAGTGAAAATCGAAACACTCTATCCTCAGACTGATGCTGTCGCTGCTGGATCAAATGCTGGATTAACTTGTTCTACTGGAACTGATCATGGTGCATTGGTTGATGAGACAACTCCAAACACATCAGATTATAACTCTGGTTCAACTGTAGGAGTAAAGGATACATACAACTATCCAGCAATGGCATTAGCTGGAACTGTACTTGGTGTTCAAGCTAATTTGTACATGCAGAAAACTGATGCAACTGCTAGAACTGTATGTACAGTAACTAGATCAGCTAGTACTGATAGTGATGGAGCTAATGTTAGTCCATTGACTAGTTGGGCTTATTTTAGTGAAGTGCGTGCGCAAGATCCGAATGCAGGAAGTCCTATTGAATGGACTGTTGCTGCGGTTAATGCTGCTCAATTCGGGATGAAAGTGACTTCGTAGTGGCTATTGCTTTAGTTGCATCGACTGGTAAATCAGTTGGAATCAATGGCGGATCATTAGATGCCATTAATACTACTGGTGCAACAGCTATTATCGTTGGGGTGGGAGGATTTGGTACTGTAACTATTTCTGATAATAAGGGAAATAGTTATACACCATTAACGGGATATACACAAGCAGATTCAGCTACTTTCAGATTTCATTATGTTCTAACACCTGTTGTTGGATCTGGACACGTAATAACGCTTAGTGGATCTGGTATTTATTGTGCTGCTACTGCATATGCATTTTCAGGTGCAATTAATTATGATTCACGGCAAAATGGGGCGTCTGGAACATCATCCCCCTTAAATGCTGGAAGTGTAACGCCATCAGTTAATGGTGCATTAGTTATTACTGGTACAACTGCTGGAGGAATAGCAGCTACTTTCAGTACTCCATCTGGATTTACTGGATTAATACAAGTTACAGGTATTGGTGCAGTTTCGGTATATGCGGTTGGGGCATACCAAATTCAAACTACTGCTGCTGCGATTAATCCACAATGGACATGGACTGGATCTACAAATGTAGCGGCGGCAGTAGCAGTATTTGCTGAGATACCTGGAACAGCAATAGCCAGACTATCGCAACTACCTGTTGAAGTTGGAATATTAGACAGTGTTCCAGTTAGTTTTAGGTTATCTCAGCTTGCAATTGAAGTTCTGATAAATACGAGTATAGTTCCACCAACTGTGACTGAGAAGACGCAGTTCATGATTATCATGCCTTGAGGTGATGTATGCCAGCCTATAATCCCTATCAGCAGACTTCTGGGGGAGATCCACGCGGACGCGCTCAGAATCAGGGTGGATACCAACAGCAAAGGTATGAGAGTCAACAGGGTCCAATGGTCAATGCGTTCGCGCATAACTATGGACGTGGTTCAGAGATGGATTTCGGCGATAGAGCCGACATAATGAACCAATATCGAAACATTGCGTCAGGCGCGGGTGGACCGGGTGGGGGAGGTGGTGGGGGAGGCTTTGCAGCGTCACATATTGGCTATAATGACCCCTTTAAGTCTTATGGAGGATACGAAGAATTCTCTAAGACAGGGGGTTATTCGAGAGATGACATAGCTAATATGAGGTCGCGTGGAGTCAGTCCTATACGCGCTTCATACGCCAATGCTGAACGTGAAATGGGTCGTCAGAGGTCACTTCAGGGTGGATACAGTCCTAACGCCTTTGCAGCGCAAGCAAAGATGGCTAGAGAACAGGGTCAATTGGGTGCAGATGCCACTCAAAACGTCGAGGCAGGACTTGCAGAGGCCCGGAATAAGGGGAGACTCAGCGGTCTAGGTGGAATGTCTGACATTGAGAAGCAGAGACTCGCAGCGGACCTTGAAGTAGCCAAATTCAATGCCTCTGCGAACATGTCGGCGGGCGCGTCTGCATCTGCTGCTGGAGCAGCAAGTAGAACTGATCAACTTAGAGCATTACAGGGCATGACTAGTCTGTATGGAACGACTCCTGGCATGTCTAATATGTTTGGAAATCAACTTCTTCAGGGAGTCGGTCAGGGTGGTACTTTTGGCCTTGGATTGATGGGTAGACAGAACGAAGGTCAACAGTTGCCAGGTGCATACGAGCAGAATATGGGTAGATTCAAGGATATCTACAATACTGGTGCCCAAGTAGCCTATCCATTCATTGATGCTTGGAAAAAGAGACAAGGTGGGGGCGGACAGGTTCAAGCTAACACTATGAATCCGGACGAAATGTAACATGGCATACGACATTCAGCGACTCCGCCAGCAGCAGATATTCCAACCTCAGCCCTACGAGGATATGTCGGGTATGGGGGAACAGTATGGGATGGGTATGGGTGGGGGAGGGATGAATTACACGCCCGTGCCCTCATACGTCCTGAGGAAGCTGGCACTTCCACCACGCTCACAGGGTCCATTGGAGCAGATAGGACAACAACCAGCCACTAGTCCTACGTTCCAAGAGGAAACTATTCTGCCGAATCAGATACCTGCAGATCCTACACGCACGCCAGCAGGAGCCTCTCCATTGAGAACTAGTGGGACTACTGCGCAAGAGATAATTGACCTTATAAACAAGCAATATACGCCTGAGACTATAGATAGGGATAGACTACGTAAATTGATGGATGCGGCTCCTGAGCGTGAAGAACCTAGTATCATGCGTCGGATTGTTGCTGGAGGCATAGGAATAGGGTCCAAGACGCCCATTGAAGACATGGAAAAGGTGATGTATGCGCTACATCACCGTGCAATGGACGACTGGAAAACTAAGGCCGAGCCATTCAGTAAGACCGCAGATTTAGAGGGTCGAGCTAATGTCAATGAGCGTACTTTGGCGGGTAATGTAGCCTCCGCAGCAGTCCAAATAGATAGGACAGAGGCTCAAAGAATACGCGACGAAGGGAAACAGGCTGTAGCAGAGAAAAACGCTGAAAGTACGCGTGTCCGGTCAGCCGCGTATGCAGCCAAAAATAGCGGTTGGATCGTCAAAGTTGCAGGTGACAGAATCGTAGCAGTTAATCCCAATCCTCCAGGTCAAATGATTGATTTGGGTGATTCTGGGATGATGGATCAGAGAGAATTGGAACTTCTACGGAATACAGGTAAAGTAGAGACTGCTAAGGCTACCGGAGAAGCAGCATTAAATCGATTGGAAGCAGGTGGAACTGGAATTTTCCAAAGAGATGGAAAACAGTACAGATTTGATCCTGCTACAAATTCGATGGTCGAGGTTCCGGGTGCGGGAGGTTCAATACAGAGGCCAGGAACACCCGGAGCAGCATCAAGAACTAATACATTAGAGGATATACGTCAGGAACAGGCAAGATATGAAGACCTGTACACGTATGACAAGACAGCTAGGAAGTGGATTAGAAGGAAAACTGATGGTAAGTTCGAGATGAAGAATAGGCCAGAGGTAGGAACAGGTAAGACCTTTGGTATTTGGGGTGAAGGGGTAACTGAAGAAGACGTAAAGGAATGGGATGCTGTAAAGGCTAAAATAGACCCAACCTATAAGCCTGGATCAGCAGGTATTGGACCTACGGGTACTACGAAGCCAGTAGAGGCTAAACCACAGGGAATTGGGCCTTCTAATACTCCTGCTGCTGCGGGTACTGGACCGGGTGGATTTACGCCTGCAGGAAAGCCCAAATACGGCCCCCTATTGCCTGAAAAGTTCAAGGCGAAAGAAGCTGCTCCGACTGCCGTTGGATCGGGTGAAGTTGTAGTTAGAGACAAGAAGACTGGTAAAGAATTCGCAATGCGTAAGGAAAATCTGAAGAAGGCACTTGATACTGGATTGTATGAACAGGTGAAGTGATGCCACAAAATCCTGATGATCCTTACGGATTGGGCCTACGTCCTCTAGATTCTGGTACGAATGATGATCCATACAATCTAGGATTACGTCCTCTAGACCAAGACGAGGAAGAAGAACAGCCTGGATTCCTTGGGAGTATGTTTACCGCACCTAATGCGGTTAGGTTCGGTCTATCTACCATAGGCGACCTTGCTGCACCGTTTACCTTTGGAACTAGCCCATTCATTGGTGGGGCTGTGGGTGAGGGTATAGGCCGTTGGATGGAGGGAAAGGAATTTGACCCCTCTATTATGGCTCTAGAGGGTGGGTTAAACTACCTTCCTGGTGCGGGTAAATTAGAGCGGACGGGCTTGGGAGAAATAGCTAAATACGCGGCTCGGTCTGCGGGTCATGGTGCGGTCCAAGGGGCCGTCGGCGCGTTCCCACGTCATCAGGCTGACAAA